CATTCATTTGTTGAATTATATTATGAATATGTAAGTAAAATTTATAATAAAGAAATTCCATTATCAAAGATTGCTAACAAAGCTCGTGTGAAACAAAGTATTAATGATTATAAAAAGTATGTTATGAAAACTACTAAAGCAGGTTCATTAATGTCTCGTCAAGCACATATGGAATTAATTATGTTAAATGATTATCCGGCAGGTTTAGGAGATACAATTTATTATGTTAATAACGGTGTAAAGAAATCATCAGGCGATGTACAAAAGATTGCTAAACCATCAAAGAAAGCACAGGAAGAATTTATTGCTAAACATGGTCATCCAATGCCGAATGATTATATAGAAGTTAATTGTTACATGATTGATGAAAAAGAAATATTAAATAATCCAGATTTAAAAGGAGATTATAATGTTCCTCGTTATTTAAATAATTTTAACAAACGTGTAGAACCTTTATTAGTTGCTTTTCATCCGTCAATTAGAGAAGATATATTAATTGAAACTCCTGAAGAAAGACAATACTTTACAAAACAACAATGTGAACTCGTTAATGGTTATCCATTAAAAGAAGAAGGTCAAGATAAATTAGATGAAGTTATGACGTTGTCTGATAGTGAAGTGATATTTTGGAATAGAGTTAAGAGAGACCCTTACTTTATGTACGTTGAAAATAGTTTAGAACTTGCTGACCAATATTGGGTTGAACACAATAGAAAAGTTGTTTCATTACAAGAACAAAGCATTATGTCAAATGAAGATGAGATAATTGAAACTAACGGACACGATTACGCATTTCACGCAATAGAAAGTTAGACAATATTAAACGGGGACGGCATAGCTCTGAACTTAAGAGATTTGTTAAGATTTTCAGCCTCACCAGCTTTTCTTTCAAGAAGTTTGTCAGGACGAAGTCTTTCTAATCTTGCCATAAGTTCCTCAATTAATTTAGATTTTTCATCTTTACCTTCCGTAATTAATGATTGGTAGTCTAATTTAATTGAACTATCAGGAACTTGTAAGTCACCTGAAAATTTACCCCATATACGTCCTAAACCTTCTTTAGCATAACCAATAAGATATTTTCTAACCCAGTTTTGTGAGGGTTTATTTAAATCATCCCAAGTCAATTCATCTGTCATAACATCAGAAGGTAATTTAATAACATCTTTGTTTTTCTTTAAACAAGTATCTCTATCCATTGTCTCATAGTACCAATACCAAACACGATAGTTATTACTTCTTAAGTTTGTAAAATCAAATTTACCACCTGGTACATTATATAAATGAATTAATTTTTTACCTTCAGGACCGGCAGTAATTCTATATGTAACATCTCCACCAATTAAACGGTTTTTAATGTTTCTATCACCCATTCTTAATAAAAGGTCAAAAGCTGGCATCATAAAGAATGAACCCGCAGAACCTGTTTGAGCAAAACCACCCGCACTACCAAATCCGGCACCACCCAAACCACCAAACCCACCTAAAAATGGATCCACAATTGAATCGGTTAATGTAGCTCTATTAAACCATAAAAGTTCGTTTATTTCACGACCAGCGGGAATTTCATAAACTTGTTGATTTCTAACTATTGTAAAATAATCTTTTTTTAATTCACTATCACCACCGGCTTGTAAACCTACGATTTTAGAATAAGCATGTGTATATTGAGTCTCGTAATCTAAACTACGTGTTGTAAATGCTCTACTCAAAGATTGAGTATCTACATTTAAACCCGCTAAAGCCGACCATTGAGATTCAATTAACCAATCACTTACATATTGTTCATATTCGGATAATGATAACTCCATAAACGTATCCATTTGTTCTTCCGTAAGTTCAATACCACGAACTGGCATACCTAAAAGGTGAAATACTTGGGTATATAATTTATCCTTTTCCTCTTGTGAAATAATTGTGGCCATAATTTGATTTATTATTATAAATATCTTATATTTAAGTTATGAACAAATCATTATTAGACTTATTTGAAACTGCGGGTAAGAACGATTTTGAATTTACCTACAAAACGGGTGAAGGGGAAAACGTCTTAACTTTGGATTTAGAGAATAAAAAACTAACTTTAACAATAGGCGACCCTGAACATAAAGATTTAGAAACAACCTTAATGGACGCAATTGTAACTATTAAAGGAGGCTCTTAAGTAGGTCTTTACTAAATGATTCGGAGTATTCTCCGTCTCCCATAACTTGGTCAATAATTCCCTTTTTCTTTTGTAATATATTGTAAATTATCTTCTCAACCGTATTCTCAAACACGGGATAATAAACTAACACACTATTCTTTTGACCATAACGGTACGCTCTATCCTCCGCTTGACTATGATGAGCCGGTACAAAAGATAAATCATTCATAATAACAACCTCACCGGCGGTTAATGTAATACCAACACCACCGGCAATAATATTTGAAATGAATATTTTTACTTTATCTTCATTTTGAAATCTATCTACACTTTCTTGTTTCTTTTCTTTAGACATACTACCATTTAATATCACAGAGTTCTTTTTGTATTTCTCATGTAACATATCTAATGACATTGTAAAGTTGGTGAATACAATTACTTTCTTTCCTTGATCTAAACATTTATCTATAATCTCACAAGTATATGGAATTTTTTCATAAGCAATAAGTTGTCTAATTTTCATTAAACGATTTAATGTTACACTTAATGTTTCTTTATCTTTATTGTCATTACTAATTCTTGTAAACTCTTCTAACTCCTCATCGTACATTTTACTACTTAATTCCACAAAGACAGGTGTAACAATTTTTTCAGGTAAATCTAAAATATCTGTTTTCATTCTACGAAGAACATATGATTTAGTTCTTTCCCTTAATTCGTCCAAATTACTTGCTCCACTTGTGTTCCACACTTTTCTATTTCCGACGGTGAATTGATAACCTTTACAATAACGACGAACATAAGATTGCCAATTTAATGTTAAAGGTGAGTCAACAATCTTTAATAGGTTAAAATAATTTATTGGTCTTGATGTCATTGGTGTTCCCGTTAACAACCACACTTTAGGTATTGTTTCCAATACATCATTTAATAAACGAGTTCTATTAGCGGTACTGTTACTAACATAATGAGCTTCATCCACAATTGCCAAATCAAACTTTTCATTTACCAATAATTTATAATCATCACTATCTTCACTTTTTTCTGTGGTATGGTAATTCTTTAATATATCATAATTGATAATGTAGTAATCAAAAGTAGAACCCCATTTACGACCTTCAACAATTAAAACTCTTCTATCTGTGTAATTTTTAATCTCTCTATCCCAATTTATTTTAAGAGATGCGGGACAAACAATTAATACTTTCTTCGCACCACTTTCCATTGACGCAATAACCGCTGCCGTCGTTTTACCAAGACCCATGTCGTCAGCCAATATAAACTTATTGTTTGCTAATAATTTCTCAATGGCAACCTTCTGATGTTCCATAGGTGGACGATTATCATATGGACTATAATCAATTACACGATTTAATTTTTTCTCATCTTGAACTATGGCGGCTTTTGGTAACCACATTGCGTAGTTTTGTTCTGTATCCGTAACTCTACCCCAAATGTGGTAAGCCTTATCAGACTCACATAATAATTTTTCACACCATATTTTTTCAGGAGGTAATGTTAATAATCTTTCCTCTTGAATTTTTTCTCCAAATGTAGAAACTATACCAATATGTTTACGAGCAACCTTTGGGGTAGTGTCTTTGTATTTTATAACATATTCAGATTGTGGACGAGTTAATTTAAAATTTTTCAATTCCAAAAATTTACGTTTATAGTCTAATAAAACGTTGTTTGACCCCTCATATGTTGATAAAACTTCTCTTGCTTCTATTTCAGGTATTTTATTTTCCATCTATTATATATAATATAACTAAATAGAATGGAAGATTAAACTATTTATTAGGATATGGATAACAAACTACCAATCACTAGAGTGTCTAAATTCTTTGGTCAAGACGATTTTGACTTACATATTCAAATGGGTAAGGAATATCTACATGGTGATTTAAACATGAAGTTGGTACTTTATAGAGTGGATAGGGCTAAAACGGAAATTGACGATGTTTATGCTGAAGTAGGTACGGATGAAATAAAGTATTTCCCACCGGTGGAATTTAATGGTTTGGTTAAAATTGAAGAGTCAAAAAATAATACATATAAAAATGGTATTTTAAGGTACAACGAACCGGGTAATATGATTATTTCAGTTTATATGAAGCATTTGGAAGAGTTAAATATCGATATTAGGTACGGTGATTTTATTGGATATCCAGAATCTGAAACAAGAACTAGATTTTATACCGTTACAAATGATGGTAAAGTAGTTTCAGATAATAAACATAACATGTTTGGTTATAAGCCGTATTATAGAAATATAACATGCTCACCAGCACAAGACAATACATTTAGAGGAGTTTAATATGGGAATACCTAAAAAAAGAAAAACTGATATTCAGATTTACAAACAAGCTGATGGTGTTGCAAGAAGACAAGAATTGTTAGATAAAATTACTAAATCTGACACTTATCTTCCTGATAGTATATTACACGACGATTTAGATAAAGGAATGTTGGACTACGTTTCTAATACATTTAAGGTTGTTTCTGACGGTAAACAAATTCCAATTATTGATAAGATATTAACAATTCAAAGATGGGGAGAGTTTACTCAAAATTGGTCTTTTAGTGATGAGGATAATAATATGAAATTACCTTTCATAGCTACAATCAGAAGACCCGACGTACAATTTGGAACAAACCCGTCAGTTCAAAGAACTATTCCCGATAGATATCAGATTTATTATGCTGCCGTTCCTAATTGGAATGGTACTACAATGGGTGCGGACATATATACAATTCCACAACCAATTCCCGTAGATGTTACGTTTGACGTGACAATTGTTTGTGGTAAGTTTAGAGATTTAAATAAATTTAATAAAATAGTTTTGAAACACTTTGCTTCAAGACAAGATTATACAACAATAAAAGGTCACTATATTCCAATCGTATTGGATAAAATTGAAGATAACAGTCCAATAGATACAATTGATGGACGTAGATTTTATATTCAAAACTATCAGTTCACTATGCTTGGATATTTAATAGATAGTGAAGAGTTTGAAGTTAAACCCGCAATAAATAGATTATTTACCATGTTCGAAATTGTAAACCAAAACACAGTATCAAAAAAATTCATAAGTAAGACAGTTAATATTGTCACAAGTAATCAAAGTGCTTTTGGAGGTCAGACAGTTTTTACGGTGAACGAACCAATAGGTACTTTATTTACAGTTGCCATAAACGGTATAATCCAAACTAAAGATGTCCATTATTATCACGTTGCCTATACGTCAAGAATTACTTTAGCGGAACCTGTCCCTGATTTTAGTTTAATAACAATAATTTACTATAAAGGTAAAAATAGTATTATACTTGATAACTTTGGTAAATTATTAAAAGTAAAAACTGAAATCTTTACATATTCCACATCAATCAATTTTTTCTTAACTTATGACATTAAAAGTATTGTAACATTAGATGTTAATGGTATGGTACAAACTGAAGGTGATTCTTTTGAAATTACAGGAAATAATGACATTACACTTTTAGGTACCCCAAGTGTAGGTTCAACAATAGGAGTTACATACGTATACTAATCATCTCCATAAATGTCTTTCTTTTTAGGTTTACAAAGTTCTTCAATGTGTTTTTCAAGGACTTTATAAATTTTTAATCCGTTTTTATCACAATAATTTTTTAACATTTCGTGATGTTTCTCACTTATTTTGACGTTTTTTTGATTGTTTTCCATATAAAAGATAATAAAAGATAAATAACTATCTTTTTAAAAAAAGTTGGGAAATCTTTGATAAAAACAAAGATATTTATTAGATAAGTAATAAATTAATTTAACCAAACAACAATCAATGGCAAGTAATAACAGAGTTTTCGTCTCTCCGGGTGTCTATACATCAGAGGTCGATTTAACATTTGTGGCACAAAGTGTCGGTGTTACAACATTAGGTTTAGTAGGTGAGACCCTTAAAGGTCCAGCCTTTGAACCAATTTTAATCACAAATTTTGACAATTTTAGAACATCTTTTGGTTCTACCTCCCCTGAAAAAGACGGAAACGGAAATCCAAAATATGAATTAGGATATGTGGCTAAATCTTATCTTCAAGAGTCTAACCAATTATTCGTAACAAGAGTATTAGGAAAGAGTGGATATAAACCAGTGAAATCTTTCGGTATTGTAACCGAGGGTGGTATTACAGTACCATATTTAGAAGAATATTTAGCTGGCACATATACAGGTAACACAGCAGGTAACTTTGCGTGGAACCCTAACAATCCTTCTTCTTCTTATGTTTATAAATCTTTATCAGGTGTTACGGCAGTTGATGGTACATCAATTCCTGATTATATTAAAAAGAATTTTAGTGGTCTTACCTCATCGGATAATGGTAAATTCTTTACTATTGGTTTTATGCCGGCAGGATCAAACTATCCATATTTAAATGGAACACAAGAACAAGTTTCACCTTTAACAGGTAAGAAATATAGTGAAAATGAAAATAGACAAGAATGGTATAACACATGTTTTGTGGAAACAACTCCAGGTGATGAGACAACTATTACATCAATTAGAAGTTATTTATTTACATGGACAGGTGGTACTTCATTTGATGGTGAATATTTTGATATAAACGCTTCTTTAGATGATGAATACGATAACGTAGTTATTGCTTCATTAAGATCAAGAGGTAGATATGTACAACAAGATTTAAATTTAGAAGTTACAAATAACACTAAAATTAAATTAGGTAATACATCTGACCTTGAATATAACCCATTAGCCGACTTTACAATCGAAGTTACGGGTGTAACAAGTGGAGTTAAATCATTTAACGTTTCATTAGATACAACTTCATCACATTATATTACTAAAGTATTAGGTGTTGATAACTTTGACCAATCATACACAGACCATCCAATTTATGTACATGAAGTATATCCTAATTGGTTAAAAAATGCGTTTGAACAAGGTAAAATTAGAGGTTTACAAACAAGATTTGAATATGATGATGTTGCTGATGATTTCTTAACTGAATACGATACTCCAATTTCACCAATGGTTGTTTCAGAAGTAAGAGGTGGAAAAGTTGATGATTTATTTAGTGTAATTACAATTTCAGATGGCGAGTCAGCAAATAAAGAAGTTAAAATTACAATTCAAAATGTAAATTTAGATTCAGGTGAATTTGATATGTTAGTTCGTGATTATTACGATACTGATGATAATGTTGTTGTTTTAGAGAAATTTTCAAGATGTTCTATGAATCCAGATGTGGCAGGTTATGTAGCTAGAAAAGTAGGTACATCAGATGGTGAATATACTTTAAATTCAAAATACATTATGTTAACCATGGCAGAAAATGCTCCATCAGACGCATTTCCGGCCGGTTTTAAAGGATTTACAAGTAAACATTCATTTGGAAGTGATAGTAAATTAGGTGCGGTTACATATAAAACTAACTATTTTGACGCGGGTGAAGTAATGTATTACAAAGCGGACGGTACACCAGTTTTATCAAGTGGTGATAAAATTAAGAAAGTATCTTTAGGTTTATCTAGTCAAAACGCATTCACATATGATGATGACTTATTGAAATTTAAAGGAAAATCTGCCGCAGGAACAACAAAAGGATTCCATTTATCAACAAACGCATCAACAATTACAGGTACAACTTATATTACAACAGGTTACGATTTAGAAGGACAAAGTGACCCAACTAACAATAAACTAACAAATATTAGTTATCGTAAATTTACATTTGCTGTATTTGGTGGATTTGATGGTTGGGATGTTTATAGAAATGTTAGAACAAATACAGATCAATACATTTTTGGTACTCACACTTATATTTCTGGTAACACAAATAACGGTGGTGTATTTAGTCCAACAGTGGCTAATTCAGATTACTATGCTTATTTAGACGGTATTAACACATACCAAAACCCTGAAGCGGTGAATATTAACGTATTCGCAACGCCAGGTATCAATTTCTTTGAACATAGTTCATTAACCACACAAGCAATTGACATGATTGAAAATGATAGAGCAGATTCAATCTACATTATTGGTTCACCAAATGAAACTGATATGGCTTCAATTGTTGGTGATTTAGATGATGTTTCAATAGATTCTAACTATTCAGCAGTTTATTGGCCTTGGATTCAAGTAAGAGATACAGATAACGCAACTCAATTATACATCCCACCAACAGGTGAGGTTTGTAGAAATATTGCCTTAACTGACAATGTATCTTATCCTTGGTTCGCAGTTGCGGGTTATTCAAGAGGTTTGGTAAACGCTATTAAAGCTCAAAAGAAATTAACTTTAGACGAAAGAGATACACTTTATAAAAACAGAATTAACCCAATTGCCACTTTCTCTGATACAGGAACCATCATTTGGGGTAATAAAACTTTACAAGTTAGAGAATCTGCTTTAGATAGAATCAACGTAAGAAGATTGTTATTAAGAGCAAGAAAATTAATTTCAGCGGTTGCTGTTAGATTATTATTCGAACAAAACGACGAACAAGTAAGACAAGAGTTCTTAAGATTGGTAAACCCAATTTTAGAAGCAATTAAGAAAGAAAGAGGTTTGTACGATTTCCGTGTAACTGTATCAAGTGCACCTGAAGATATCGACGCAAATACACTTAGAGGTAAAATCTACGTGAAACCAACTCGTTCTTTGGAATTCATTGATTTAGAGTTCGTAATCACTCCAACAGGAGCTTCATTTGACAATATCTAATCTAAAAGGAGATATAAAATAGAGAGGAGGGTATCAGAAATGGTACCCTTTTTTTATGGAACGTTCCACGTGGAGCACAAATTTAAAATAAATGTAATGTATAATTCCCAGTATACTAGTATATTCTAGAACTAGTTATTAAAGTATTTATATTATATATATTATTATTTAGTAGATTACTGGAACTGGTTATACTGGGTGACTGTAAAAAACTACGGAAAATTTTTGACAAAATCAACTTTTTCATATAATATTTTAAAAAAAAATTATTTTCTAATACTGATATATTTATAAGAAAGTAAATAATACTAAAAAAACTTAACTAATACAACATGGCAGATTTATTAATGAAAATGCCGGTTCCTTACGAACCGAAAAGAGTCAACCGATTTATACTAAGATTCCCATCATCTTTGGGTATCAACGAATGGTACGTACAATCGGCAGCAAGACCCAAAGCTAAAATTAACGTTACTCCAATTCCGTTTTTAAATACATCAACTTATGTGGCCGGTAGATTTGAGTGGGAAACTATGCAGGTAACCTTCAGAGACCCAATTGGACCTTCAGCGGCTCAAGCCTTAATGGAATGGTTCCGTTTACATGCTGAGTCTGTAACAGGTCGTATGGGATATGCTGCAGGATACAAAAAAGACATTGAACTTGAAATGCTTGACCCAACAGGAGTTGTGGTTGAAAAATGGATTTTACAAGGTACTTTCTTATCAGATTTGGATTTTCAAAATTTAGATTATTCAAGAGATGATTTATCTACTATTCAATGTACATTGAGAATGGATAGATGTATCTTGGTTTACTAATATTATATTTTTTCTTAATATAAACCGATATTTCAGAAATGGAGTATCGGTTTTTTTATTAAAAACTTTACTTTATCATAGTTATAGTATAAACTTATATTATGGAAGACTATAGAATTGACCCAACAATCGCCTATGATGTGGTAGAATTACCAACTAAAGGAATATATTACAAAAATAAAAAGAAATCAGTAAGAGTTTCTTATTTAACTGCGGCGGATGAAAATATACTATCATCTCAAAATTTGATATCTACAGGTAAAGTGATTGATGAATTATTAAAAAGAAAAATTGTAGATAAAGATTTATCTATTGATGAAATTGTAGAAGAGGATAGACAAGCAATTTTAATATTTTTAAGAAATACGGCGTTTGGTTCTGAATATACCTTAACAGCAACCGACCCTAAAACTAACACTAGTTTTTCTGTTGAAATTGATTTAAGTGAATTAAAAGTTAAGGATTTTACATTGGTAGAAGATGTTAATGGTGAATATCCATTTTATATGGAAAAAAGTAAAGCAAATATAACCTTTCAATTTCTATCCCTTAAACAAGAAAAGGAAATTGACGAGATTAAAAAAAGTTGGAATGGTATTGGTGTTGCTCCTGTAGTTACAAAACAACTTGAATTTATGATTAAATCTGTGGGTGGTAATAAAGAACAGATGGCTATTCGACAATTCATTGAAAGTTTACCAATTAAGGATTCACAAGATTTTAGAAAATACGTTTCAGAAAATAAACCGGGTTTAGATTTAACCCAAACAGTAACCACCCCATCAGGAGATAGTGTCCAAATTGAAATTGGATTTGGGGTTGAGTTTTTTCGCCCTTTCTACGGATTATAGAAAAAATCTATTAGATGAGATTTTATTTTTAGTTACAAGAGGTTTTTCATATAATGACATTTTAATTATGCCCGTATATGAAAGGAGATATTATGTTAATTTCTTAGTGGAAAAAATATCAGAAAATAACTAATTAGTCTATTTATAAACATGTCAGTTAATATTAATGATTATTTAGGAAAAACGGGAAACGCACAGGCCGATGCTGAAGCTTATAGAATTGCTAAAGTCGGTGAAGCGAGAGACGGAAAATATACATTAACTAGTGACGAATCCATTAAATTTGTAAACAAATATACATCTGGTAAAAGTAATTTCACTGGTAGTGGAGGTAGTTCAACAACGACTACCACTTCAGGTGGTGGTGAAGAGTTAGGTAATGCCATTAAAAAAAGTGGCGGTATAATGTCAGTAATTGAAAATGTGGCATCTTTTGCTAACAAAGCAATTAAAGGTGTTACAGGTGTTGCTGAAGATGTAGTTAATTCTCAATTAGGTTCAGGAAAGGGTACTGATTATACCACTAAAATGCTTGATATTGTTAAAAGAAACGGTATTGACGTTATTGGTGGAGTTGTTGATTTTGTTAAACTTTCGTATAACGAAGTTATGGATCAATTAAAACAACAATCAAGTTTATTTACCGATATTAATTCTAAAGTAGGTATTAGTGGTCAACTATCACAAGGTTTAAGAGATGATATGATTGAAGCATCTAAAGAAGGTGCA